CCTCGACGACGACGTCCTTCAGGAGCGACATCGCCTCGCCGAAACCGCCCGCGCCGGAGACAAGCCGGGTGAACTGGTAGACCAACTCGCCCGCGCCGACGATGAGTGCGCCGATGCCGGTACGGATCAGCGCCCCACGCAGGACGACCAGCGCCGTGGCGAGGCCGCGGACCGAGAGCGCCGCGGCGGCCATGCTGGCCACCCAGCGTCCCGCGAGGAAGGCCGCGAAGGTCGCGGCGTAGGTGGTCAGGCGGCCAATGTTATCGAAGAGACCGCGGATCGCAATGCCGAGCGGGCCGGTGCGGCTGGCGACCGCCGCCATGGCATCAGCGACCGCCTCCAGCGCGGGGGCTGCAGCCACCGCGAGCTGGTTCGACAGCCCGCGCCAGATCAACCCGAGCCGGGAGATCGCGTCGTTCGTGCGCTCGATCTGGTCGGCATCCTGCTCGGAGACAACGACCCCGAAGGCAAGCACGTCCTCGGTCGCCTGGCGCAGCGTCGCGGTGTCGATCCGCGACATGGCGATGGAGCCTTCCTCGCCGAAGAGCTGCCCCGCCACGGCGGCGCGTTCTGCGGCGGGCACGAAGCTCTCGATGGCCGCGTTGATCGCACCCACACGCTGGTCCAGCGGCAGGGCGATCAGCTCGTTGGCCGAAAGCCCGAGCCGGTCCAGCGCATCGGCGGCGGGACCGGTCCCGGCGGCCGCCTGGCTGAGACGACGCGTCAGATCCTTGGTCGCCTGCTCGATGCCGGACATCGAAACGCCCGCCAGCTCTCCCGCGCGCTCGAGCGCCTGGATCGAGGCAACAGTGGTGCCGAGGGACTGGGCAAGCTTGGCCTGCGCATCCACCGTCTGCAGCCCGGACCGGATCATCGCCACGCCAGCGGCGCTCGCGGCTGCCGCGGCGGCGGCTGCCGCGACCCGGACCCGGCGCGAGAAGGCCGCGAGCCGGGCGTTCGCCGCCTCCATCTCGCGGCTGAGCCGTCCGAAGCCGCGCGATCCGGCTTCGCCGACACCTTCCAGCTCGGCGCGCACCTGCCGTCCGCCCACCGCTGCGAGGCGGACGCTGACGCGTTTCTCGGCCATGGGTCAGGTTCCTTGCATTTGCCGTATGGGCGTCTTACGTTTTTTTCATCGATCAAATGTGAGTATGACCATGGCCGAGACCGCGACCCTGTCCTCGAAATTCCAGATCTCGATCCCCAAGGCGATCCGCACAGCGCAGCACTGGGAGGCAGGGCTGACCTTCGCCTTCATCCCGAAGGGAACGGGCGTCCTGCTGGTGCCGGTACCCAAGCGCGACGCGCTGAAAGGCCTCGCGCGCGGAGCCACCGCCACCGACTATCGCGACCGCTCGGACCGCGTCTGATGATCCTCGTCGACACGTCGGCCTGGATCGAATGGCTGATCGACTCGGCAACCGGCGCCAAGGTGTCCGAGCACCTGCCCGAGCAGGCCGAGTGGCTGGTGCCGACCATGGTTCAGCTTGAGCTGGCGAAGTGGCTGACCCGCGAGGTCGGCGAGGACAAGGCGGATCAGGTGATCGCCTTCACGCAGGTCTGTCAGGTCGTGCCGCTCGATACCGAGATCGCGCTGGCGGCGGCGGAGGCCTGCCGGGAGCACAAGCTCGCCACGGCCGACGCCATCATCTTCGCAACCGCTCGTGCGCAGGGTGTGACGCTCCTGACCTGCGACGCGCATTTCGAGGGACTGTCCGGCGTCACCCTGATCGAGAAGATCAAGGCCTGACACCCGGGCCGCCATTCGCGCTCAGCTCCTCGTTCAGCTTCCGGACCATCACTGCTTCGACAAGGGGCAGCAGTTCGGCCATGGCGAGCGGCGGCACGCCGAGCGCGTCACCGAGCGCGAGCGCTGCGGTCAGATCCCAGCCGACAACGGCGTCGGGCAGGACACGCAGCTGGCCTCCGAGGCGGCCGACCAGGTCCCAGACCTGCCAGCCCTCCTGTGTGAGCGGCCGGTTCAGCCGAGCCGGGCAGTCCGGGCAGGCTTGCTCGCGGCCCTCGTAGGGTGCACAGGCTTGGCAATATCGCTCGCCCCCGCCGAAGGACCAGTCGGCGAGAGCGCGGAGGCGTTTTTTTCCTGTTCCAGCAGCAGACCCTTCGAGACATAGGTCAGCTGGAAGGCCTCGAAGATCGGCCAGATGTCGAGCAGCGCGTCGATGGCATCCGGGCTCGGTTCGATCACATTGCCGTCCGCATCGCCAATGCCCTCCCAGGCGAGCACCGCGCGGCGCGCCAGCGCCTTGGCAAAGGCGACGGCGCGCTCCTCATCGGAGGCGTCCTCGGGCACCGCTTCGACGGCGGGGTCGCTCCGCGTCGCCACCATCAGCGCGGTCGTCAACGGGCGCAGCTGCACCCGCGCGCCGTGTGCGAGGTCATGCCAGTGCGGCGCGTTCGTCAGGTCAAGCGTGAGCATTAATACGTCTCCAGATCGTTCAAGAGGGTGGCGGTGCACATCCGGCCGACGACGCTGTCGCGGGCGGCCTGCCAGTCGAAGGTGGCCTGCACGCCCTGCGGCCCGGAAATCTCGATCCGCGGGCGCGGCAGGTAGACGGCGTGCACGGTGAAGGTGAAGTTCTCACCAGAGGGCAGGACGTAGGCGAACTCCATTTCGCAGGCCTCGCCGTTGATGGCCTGCGTCACCAGCGTCTGGTCGGCGAAGCGCACCTCGATCCGGCCGGTCAGCGCAGCGATGGACGGGTCCGCCCCATCGATGCGGCCGTCGCTCCGGATGGTCTCGATCCGGTCGAGGTTGTTGGCATAGGTGATCTCGGCCGAGACCACATTCCCGAGGGCAGAACCGTTTCGGGTGATCGCACCGTTGAAATGGCCGAAGCGCTGCAATTCGAGTGCGGCGGGTGTCCCGGCGCTGGTGATCGTGCCGACCGTCTCGCCCTGTGCCACCAGCCGCGCCGTCGCGGACAGCAGGCCCGAGCGCTGCATCTGCCAGGTGATCTGGTCGAGCACGCAGCCCGAGTACATCGCGTAGCGCGGCACCTCGGGCATGCCGGTCTCGATGGACATGCTGGGCAGCGTCCAGGACCCCGACTGGAACTCATGCGTCCAGGGGCCGGTGCCGGTCGTGGTTGGGTCACCAAAGGCTGCCTTCAGCCAGAATCCGAAAGCTTCCGCATCGAGCGGCACCACGACGTCGCCATCAGCCGTCACCGCATCCTTGATCGGCGCCAGCGGATCACGCCCGTAGCCCAGCAGTTCGGAATTGAGCAGCGGCTGTTCCGCCCCAAGCGAGGTGCTGGCGAAGGGCATCTTGGTGAAGCCGCCCACGGGGGGCGTTCCATAGGTCGTCTCGAACGCAAGCGCCATCTGCGCCCGCGCCCCTTGGGCTCGTGCCATGTTCGTCTCCTCAAGTTGGCGGAATCAGCCGAGCGGGTCGGCCGTGGAATAGTGTAGCACGACCGGGATCACGGCCGCCTTCAGACTGGCCGCGCCCTCGACGGGCAGATCGACCGGGCGCGGCGCTTCGGCCTCGGCCCAGTCGCAGAGCCCGCCCAGCGTTCGATCAGCTGCAATGGCCGCGCCGATACTGGCGATAAGCGTGTCGAAGGCGATGTCACGGTTGGCGCCTTGCACGACCGCCTCGATCTCGGCCCGGTGCTGGTAGTGGTAGCGCAGCGGCGACAGGGTTACCTCCGGCTCCCCCGGCTCGCCGTCGCGCAGGATCAGCAGCCCCTCGGTCGGGATACGCTCGGGCAGCACCTCGCCGCGCAGGGCGGGAGCGGGCAGCGCCGAGAGCCGCGCCTGCAGCGCGGTGAGGATGGTTTCGCGTGGAGTGGGCATTGCGAGTGGCTTCGAATCCTCGCCCACGCTATCGACGCGCAAGCGTTCCTACTGATCGCGCAGATGAACTTGCGCTCGATCAGCCATCTTCATGGTTTTTCATGTTAGGTGATCAGATACACAGGAGAACCGACATGCAGTTCCAACTGAATACCGACGCCAATATCGAGGGCGACGACCGCCTCGCCGAGGTCGCCGAGCAGACGGTCGCTTCGGCGCTTGGACATCTGACAGACCGGCTGTCGCGGATCGAGGTGCACCTGGCAGATGTGAACGCCGCCAAGGGCGGGACTGATGACATTCGCTGCACCATCGAGGCGAGGCCCGAGGGGATGCAGCCGCAGACGGTCACCCATAACGACGCGACTGTCGAAGCGGCCCTGCGCGGCGGCGCAAGGAAGATCCGGTCGCTCCTCGACAGCGAATTCGGCAAGCTCGGTCGCCGCTGAGCCGGAGCACCTTTGGCGCGTCTTGCATCGACGACGATACGCAGCGCCTACAGCTTTCGCTCCACCCAATTCGCCACGATCAGGCCCGGCACGCTGTCGTGCGCGCGCTCGGCGTCCCGGTCGAGGTCGAGCCGCTTCGGCAGTTTGACCTGCGGGACGAGCAGGAAGATCGGCGCGGTGACCTGGTTGCGGCCGGTCTTCGCGCGGGACGCCACGGCCTGACCACGCTTGTTGATGCGGGCGCGGTCGGCGACCAGTAGGCTCGGGCCGCGGCGACGGTAGACGAAGCGCAGGCGCAGCCCGCGGCGGCGCTCCCACTCGCCGGGGGTGATTTTGGCCCCGCGCAGGCCGCGTCCGGCGGCCTCCGTGGGGATCGCCAGCCAGAATCCTTCCTTCGAGCGGATCAGCGGGCCGGTGTCGTGGGCGCTGATGATGACCGGGGCTTTCGACCAGACGAGCGCAGCGGCGTTCAGGCTCTCCCCCGCCTTCGGGTAGGTCTGGCTCCGGATCGAGTTCGCGAGCCGCCGGCCGAGCCCGGCGCCGGTGATCTGGCCGCGCCACGCGGTCTTGAGCCCGGTCCCGGCCTCGCGCATGGCGGCGGTGACGGCCTTCTCGCCTGCCTTCACCTCGGCGGACATGGCGGCGACAAGGTCCGGCGTGATGTCGAGCTTCAGTTTCACACGGGTCTCAGGTTGACGGTCCAGACGAGCCGCTCGCTGTCTCGGACAGGCTCGCCCTGGATGAGGAAGGTCTCGCCGTCGATCTCGATGCGGTCGCCGGGACGCGGGTTTGTAACCTCGGCGACGCGCAGGTCGATCCGGGTGGTTTCGGACCAGAGCCGCGCGTCGCCGAAATCGCTGATCGCATCGGCACGCCGGGCGACGACGCGCACGAGAACGGGTGCGCCGCCGTCGGCGATGTAGACCGCGTCCCGGCCGATGTTCGGATCGGCGAAGAGCGCGCCAACGGCGGCGGCGAAGGCGCTCATCAGAACGTCGCGTTCAGGCGCACCCGACCGATCGTGTCACCCGCGCCGCTCGCCACGGCCTCGATGGCCACGCCGATGAGGGTGTTGTCGGTCGCGACGGTGGTGCAGCGCTTGTTGGTGTCATCCCAATATATCTTGGCGCCGACGGTCCAGGCCTGCGAGCCGACCTTGGTGATGTCGTACACGCCGACGAGCGCGGTCTCGACGGGCTCGCCGAGGGCGGCCGCTCCGGCGGCGATGCCGAAGATAGAGCCGACGAGCAGGCCATCGCCGGAGGCGACGGCATAGGGCGCGGTCAGGGTGATGGTGTTGCCGGGCTGGACGTAGGTTTTCATGATGGGGATCCTCGTGGAAAGACGAAGGGCGGCCCGTCAGGACCGCCCGCATGTCAGGGTGCGGTATGAGGTGCGGGTTACGCGCCCGGGTTCTTGAAGAGGCCGCGCCAGTCGATGGCCTTGGCGCCGAAGTCGAGGCGGCACTTGATCTCGACGCCGTCGACGTCGAAGCCGTTGCGGGTCTCGATGTAGGCGCCCCGCTGATCCTCGAGATAGGCGTACTCGATGGTGTCGATCTGGTTCGGGCTCGCCGCCAGGTACCAGGCCGTCTCGCTGGCGGCGTCGAGCCGGGGCTCGGCGATGGGCGAGAGCGTGCGGATCGACTGCGGCACGACGTTGCCGCTCTGGGCGGGCACGAGGTTCTGAGCGACCAGCTGCTCGGCCTTCAGCTCCAGCGACGCGGGCACGATCAGGAAGGCGGGACGGACGTTGAGAACGGTCTTCTTGTCGAGCCCGGTCTGCTTGCGCATCGCCGCGCGCGCCGCGCCGACGCTGTCGACCCCGAGCGCGACGCCGGTGCCGGCGAGGTTCTTGTGGGTGCCATGGAACAGCGCCGTGCCGTCGGCCATGGCCGGGTTGGTCGTCACGATATCCCAGACCACATCGCTCTCGAGCTGGGCGATCGAGTTGCCGTACATCGCCGGGATCCGGGTGAAGGCGTCGAGATCGTCGTTGATCAGCACCTGCCGGGTGATGGCAACCACGCGGCCGTAGGTCTCGATGCGGTAGCTCTCCTTGCTCTCGCCGAGCGTGCCACGCTTGAACTCGCCGCTCTCGCCGACCTTCAGAAGCTGGGGCGCTTCACCCAGCTGGACGCGGTGCATCGCCTTGAAGTCGGTGGCGAGCACCTGCCGGCAGAAGAGCGGGAAGGTCCGGGGATAGGCCTCGTAGGCCTGACGCAGCGTCTTGTTGGTCACCGCAGAGAGGATCTCGGGGAAGTCCGAGGTCGAGTGCAGGGCACGGGTCGCCACCTCGTCACGCGAAAGGCCGCGGGTGCTGGCGCCCGCCGTCTCGAGGCTTTCGCGGGCGAGTTCCATCAGCGTCATGCCGCGGTATTCGCGCGCGGCGTCCTCCAGCGGGAAGAGCGTGGGGCTGTAGCGGTGCAGCAGCGCGCTGGAGATCGCGTCGCGCCGCGTGACCGTCGCATCGCGGCCGCCGAGCGGGACCGAGACATGGGAAAAGGTCCGCGTCTCGTCGGACTTTGCGGCAACCTGATCCAGGATCAGACGGCGCGCCTCGTCGATGGAGACGCCGCGCTTGATCAGGTCGTCAGCGAAGCCGCGCTCGAGGTGGAGCTTGTCGGAGAGGCCGTGGATCGTGGACACACGCTCGCGCTCCTGCGCGCGGGCCTCGGTCACCAGTGCGTCGGTATCGACGCTGCGCGTCCGGTCCCCGGGCGCCGGATCGGGCGCGGGTTTCGGCTCGCTGCGGGTGGCCGTGCTCTGCGGCTGCTGCCTGGTCTCGGCGGACTTCGTCTCGGTATCCTTGTCCGCGGCCGCGTCGGTCGCGTCGCGGATGGTCTCGTCGGTCTGATCGGTGTCGTGCATCACATTGGTCCTCTGCTGAGTTTGGTCTGCGGCGCTGCGATGCAGGACGCAGTCGTTGACCGGTTCTTTCGCGCGGAAGCCGGCGGCCGCATCCGCGCCAACCGGCACGGCGGAAATCTCGAAGGGCGTCCAGTCCACCGCACGCCAGAGCTCCCGTGCGCCCTCGGGCTTCGAGATCTCGAAGCGGTGGACCTGGTAGCCGATGGAGACCGCGCGGATGTGCCCGGCCTCGATGTCGCGCCAGATGTCGCCGACGGCGTCGCGTTCCGAGAGCCGGATGCGCGCGATGCCCTGTCCGTTCTCGATCCGCGCCGAGCCGGGCTCGACCGAGCCGATCACCGCATCGAGATCATGCGCCTCGTGCACCTTCAGGAACGGCGCGCCGGCGTTCAGCCGCTCGAGCCGCACATGGTCGGGCGCCATGCTGAGCTCTTCATCATGCGGCTCGCCGAAGAGCGCGGCGCGCCGGACCCGGGCGCCGGTTGACCAGATCACCTCGACGCTGCGCGTCTCCGGGTCGATGCTGTGCGGCGCAAGCTCCGCCGACCGGCGGAACGCCGGCAGTTCGATCGTCTGCTCCATGGATGGTTCCTCGTCAGGTCCCGTCGCCGGGTGTTTCGTCGCCTACCGCTTCGCTGCTTGAGGCGGTGTCATCCGGATCTGTCACGGGGTCGGCCGGCGCATTCGCGTGCGCGCTGCCGGTCTTGGTGACGCGCCGCGGGTCGCTGTCGAGCACGAGGCCGAATTCGTCGAGCTTCGCGTTCGTGGCCGCGATCTCGGCCAGCACCGCGTCGGGGTTGCGACCCTGCCGGGCGATGGCCTCGGCGAGCGTCATGGTGCCGGAGCGGATCGCCAGCAGGTCCGCCATCGCGTCCTTCTGCGGATCGACCGCCTCGAACTCCGGCGGCTGCCATTCGACCGGCACGTCTGGCGTGGGGATGCGCCCCGCCGCCCACGCGGCTTCCGTGAACCACCGCCAGACGGGGGCGCAGAACATCGGGATGAAGAGCTGCCACTGGACCGCGTCGATCATCCGGCGGAACTCGACGAGACCCGCCCGGATCGAGGAATAGTTCACCTGGCTGAGATCCCCGGTCAGCAGCTCGTAGGGCACCCGGAACCCCGCTGAGATCGTGTGCAGGCTGGCCCGCTTGTATTCGCCATAGCCGCCGGTGGCGGAGGGCTGGTTGAAGCGGATGTCCTTGCCGCCACGCGCATAGGCGATCAGCCCGGGTTCGAACTGCTCCACCCGGTTGCCGTCGGCATCGACGACCGAGGGCGCGATCCCCTGCTGAGCCTCCTCGTCGCCGAAGACGATGGCGGTGACGCAGGCCTCGGTCTTCTTGCGGACGATCTCGGCCACCTCGTAATCGTCGAGATCGCGCAGGGCCCGGATCACCGGCGCGCCCCAGGGCACGCCGCGCGCCTGCGTGCGCTGCTTCTCGTAGACATGGGCGATCTCGGTCGCCGGCACAGCCCGACTTTTGCGCCCACCGGTCAGGCTGAGTGTCGCGGCGCCCGGATGCGCACCGAAGAGCCAGTAGGCCCGGCGCCGACCGAGCGCATCGAACTCGATCCCCTGCACCGCCTGTCCAGTCCCAAGCGCCCCGTTGCGCGTGGCATCGAGGAAATCCGCCTCGAGCAGCTGCAGCTGGACCGGCGGCACAACGCCGTCGCCGGGTCGCCGAGGGCGGCGGCGGACCAGCACCTCGCCCGCCTCGACCATCTCGCGGCAGGCGAGCGTCTGAAGCCCGTAGAAGTCGAGCTGGCCGTCTGCGTCGCAGCCCCGCGCCCAGATCTCGAAGAGCCGGTCCACCTCGCGGTCCAGATCGGCGTCCCCGCTCGCCGCGCGCGGCATGATCCCGGCGCCGACGATGTTGTTCACGAGCACCGAGACCGCCTTGGCCGCATGCGGGTTGTTGCGCACCAGGTCCCGCATGCGGTCGCGCAGCAGCGCGCCGGCCCGGCCGACCTCGGCATCTGCCGAAGATCCCGGCGCATGCCAGCCATCGGTGCGCCGGCCGCGGGCCGCGCCCTCGTAGGAGCGCGCGAGTCCCTCGAAAGCCTGCCGCGCCAGAACGCGCCTCGTGGCCGCCCGAGGGGCGACAGAGGCGATGGCCCGATCCATCCAGGAGAGCGACATCAGCGATCCCCGCGCGAGAAGCCGGCGAAACCCGCGATGGGACGTGCCGTGGACCCGGCGATCTGGCGCTCGATGGTGCGGATGCGCCCGAGCAGGTCCTCGGCCGAGCCGTAGTCGACGGTCTTGCCGTCATAGCTCACCCGCGTCGTGCCGCTCGCATAGGCACGCCGGAGCGCCGCCAGTTCAGCCTCTGTCCAGTCGGCCATCGTCAAAACCATCCTTCCCGCCGCCCGAGCCAGTCGGAGCGGCGCTTGCCTTGCGTGCCCGGATCGGGCCGCCCGATCAGGCCGGCTGGGCTGTCCATCCCACTCGGCACGCCGAGCTGCGCTTCGAGATCGGCCCATGTCGCCTCGGGCCAGCGATCCGCGCCCGCGATCCAGGCGGCGGAGCGGGCATAGACCCGGCAGTCCAGCGCCTCGTTGCGCTCGCGGAGCTTCTGCCATTCGAGCTTCGCGAAGCCGCGGCGGTTGCGCACCGTCACCAGCTGCTCGGCCGTCAGCTGCCGGATCCACTCCGTGTCGGCCCAGCCGGGCAGATGCACCGTGCCGGGCGCGAACGCGGCGCCCTCGCTCAGCTCTTCCGCTGTCGGCCGGGCAAGCCGCAGGAAGCGGTAGGTCTCGGCCTTGAAGGTCGATGTCGCCACCGTCCAGAGCCGCGCGCCCCGGCGCAGGCGTTTGCCGCCCGCGGTCGCGTCGACAAAGGTCGGCCCCGACACCGGGCTTGCCCGGTTGAAGCCCTCGAGCCCCTTGACCGGCGCCACCTGCGAGAAGCCCACCGAACGTGCCCAGCCATAGACCGCGGCCGTCTCGTAACCAGTGTCGATGGCAAGCCGTGCGAGACCCAGTTCCGCGCCACCGGCATGTCGCCAGCTGCAGCCGAGCAGATCAGTCAGCGCCTCCCAGCTCTCCGGGCGCGCCGGGCCGCCCTCGATCACCACATGATCGACGAGCCAGCTTTCCAGCCCGCGGCCCCAGGCCCAGACATCGATCTCGATCCGGTCCTTCTGCACGTCCGCGCCGGCGGTCAGGAACAGCCCCCCCGCAGGGACCGAGCCCGCCGGCCAATCCTCCCGCCGCTCGGCGATCCGCTGCCAGTCCGGCGCGTCGCCCGTCTCGATCCATGTCTCGCCGAGCACCGTGTTGCGGAACACTCGCTCGGCCTCGTCCGAGCCCACCGCCGCCTCCTTGTCCCGCGCGATGTCGGCCCAGCTCTTCCACCCCGGCGGCGAATAGAGCGCCGAGAGATGAAACCCCACCGTCCGCGCATCGTGGGGCTCGGCGGTCGCCCGCCATTCGCCTGCGGCCAGCATCGCCGGCTTGTGGTGCTCCTCGATCCGCTCGTCGCAGGCATCGCAATAATACGCCGCCGTCTCCGGTTTGCCCTTCTCCCAGCGCAGCCGCTCGAAGCGCAGCCACTGCATGGCACCGCAATGCGGGCACGGAACGAAGAAGCGGCGCTGGTCGGACGCCTCGTATTCCCGCTCGATCCGGCTGACGCCGCGGATCGTCGGCGTCGAGACCAGGAAGACCTTGCGCCGATGCGCGAAGGTCAGCGAACGCGCCTCGGCGAGCCCGACCGGATCGCCTTCCTCGTCGGCGGACGCCGGATAGGCGTCGACCTCGTCCAGGAAGATGTAGCGTGCCGGGGTCGAGCGCAGGCCGACCGCCGAATTCGCGCCTGTCATGATCAGCACGCCGCCCGGGAAATCCTTCGACAGCTGCGTGTTGCCGCTGTCGCGCGCCCGCGCCGGGCGGACGCGTTCCTTCAGCGCCGGGCTCTCCTCGATCAGCGGATCGATCCGCTGGCGCGAGTTCCGCTTGGCCAGCTCCACCGTCGGCTGGACCGCGAGCATCGGGCCGGGCGCGTGATGCATCACGAAGCCGATCCAGTTGTTGCCGGCCTCCGTCGCGCCGACCTGCGCGGCCTTCATGAACACGACCCGCTGGGTCGGATCGCCGGGCGAGAGCGCGTCCATGATCGCCCGCATGTAGGGCGTGCGCTCGGTGCGATACCGGCCGGGCTCGGCGCTCGCGCGCGAGCTCAGCCAGCGATGCGTGTCCGACCATTCCGAGACGGTCAGCCAGGGATCGGGCGTGAGCCCGCGGCCCCAGGCCCGGAGCAGCGCCTCCGCCCCGTCGAACTGGGCGATATCCTCAGAGGGCGATCCGGGGCTGGGCGAGTTCCTCGAGATGGGCGCGGACATGGGCCTCCAGAACCTTCTGCATGGCCGCCGTCTCCGTTCCCAACTCCGCCGCCATCAGCGCAGCCACCCGCGCCGGCCAGTTGACCCACGCATCGCGTTCCTCGCGCGCGAGCCGGAACACCAGCGCCGTGGCGCGGTCGCGATCGACGAGCTCGCCCTTCAGCTTCGCGAGCCGGATGCGCCGCTCCTGCGCCTTGAGCACCTCGTGCGCCGTCTTCGCCTGCAGGAAAGTCGTGCCTCCGCCGGTGACCGGCGCGGCCATACCCTGTTCCCGCAGCGTTTCGCCGACGGCCGAGACGGCTGCCTCGGGCACGGGCTTGAGCTTCGGCGCCGGCGCCTTCCTGGTCATCGACGGATCGGTCGCGTCCGCGCGCAGTCGGTCCGAGGCCGCGGTGTCGATGCTGCCATCCTCGTGCAGCACGAGCCGGCCGGCGGCCTTCGCCTTCTGGATCGCGCCGCGCGACAGCCCGACATGGGCAGCGTACTGGCGCTCGCTCATGCCCTGCATCGCCAGCCCCGATTATCATTCAAAGTCAGGTGCTTATCGAGTTGATAAGCCGCGCGACCGGAGCGAACGTCCGATCACAAGGACGATGCAACTCACCTGGAGCCACGACGATGACCACCCGCCTGAACCCGATCACCACGCCCCGCCACGAACTCCGCGCCGAGAGGGCCCGGCGCAACAAGGAAGCGGCTCTCGCCGCCTTCATCGGCAGGAAGGCCGAGATCGACGAGATGCTCGCCCGGCTGCAGGCGCTCAGCGACGACCATTTCAACTGCCACCCCGACGAGGTGAACTGGGGCCATGTCGGCACCCTCGAACACTACGCCAGCCTCTTGAAGCGCATCACCGACAGCGCTTTCGGCGAGGGCGAACACGCCCGCTGATATCCGGCATCGCCGGAACTCCCGCCGCGCCCTGCGCGGCTCGGGATCGTAGGAGGGTCGCGACGGTCGCGGCCCCGACCAAGGAGACGACCCCATGACCAAGCTTTCCCGCAAGCGATCATCCTCAGCGCCGCCGCGCAGCGCGACGACCGCAACGTCCTGCCGCTGCCCGGCTCCCTGCGCGGCGGCGCCGCCGCCAAGGTAGTCGGCGCGCTGCTCTCCCGCGGGCTGATCGCCGAGACGACGATCGACAGCCAGACCAAGGCCGACGCGGCGCTCAACCGCATCTGGCGCAACGACGAGAACGGCCGCGCCATCCTCCTGCACATCACCGACGCGGGCCTCGCCGCCATCGGCATCGAGCCGGAGCGCACTGACGCCGCCCCCACGGGTGCCGACGCGGCGCCGGCCGCGGAGGCCCCGCAGGATACCCCCGCCGAGACCGGCCCCGCGCCCAAAGCGCGCGCACCGCGCACGGGCACCAAGCAGGCCAAGCTGATCGAGATGCTCCGCGCCGAGGGCGGCGCGACCATCGACGAGATCGTTGCGGCTCTCGACTGGCAAGCTCACACGGCTAGGGGCGCCATGTCCGGCGCGCTGAAAAAGAAGCTCGGCTTGACCATCACCTC